GCCATAGCCATGGCCATCCCCTACGCAGAGGTTCTGCGTGTACAATCTGGTATGGAAAGTTCTGATGGCACGACAAATGATAATCGTGTTATGAAGATCTCTGGTGAACAGAAACAAGAAAATGTTAAATTCGCCGACCAGGTTGACCCTTACTTGTATGATGTAGATTCATTCGTGGATCCTACGAGGAGATTACAAGACTCTAGTGATGCTTTGCTGGAAAATTTCTTCTCTCGCCCCATTAAAATTGCTGAAGAGCAATGGGCAACATCTACAACGTTAGGTTTCGACATAGATCCTTGGTCTTTGTACTTCGAGAACACCCGTGTTGCGAACCGTTTAGCCAATTTCAATCTTTTACGCGCCAAATTGCACGTGAAGATAGTTATCAATGGTAATGGTTTTCAGTATGGTCGAGCTCTCGTGAGTTATCTGCCTTTTGATGTCTTTGACACATTGTCATCGAATACAGCCTTAGTGCAGCAGGACCTGGTTCAAGCCTCCCAACAGCCTCATGTCTTCCTAGACCCCACAACGTCACAAGGAGGAGAGATGCTTTTGCCGTTTTTCAATTATTGGAACTATACATCCATTCCTGACACCCAATGGGGTGAATTAGGTAGGTTGTATTTTCGTAGTTTGAATCCGCTGAAGCATGCCAATGGAGCTAATGATGTGGTAACTATATCCGTTTTCGCTTGGGCTGAGGACGTAAGTATGTCTGTTTTGACTTCTGTCGAGCAGTCTACTCTCGGTCCCCAGTCCGGTATGGAAGTGGATGAAGTTAATGCCAAAGGAAGAATTTCTGGCCCCGCTACATCTGTTGCGAAGGTTGCAGGAGCAATGACCAAAGTTCCATATATAGGTCCATTTGCTCAAGCGACTGAAGTTGCGGCAACTGCCACAGCTACTGTTGCAAAGATGTTTGGTTATTGTAGACCACCAGTCACAAAGAATCCAGAGCCGTTCAAGCCACACGCAGCGTCATCGCTAGCTGTCACCAACACAGGTGATGGCCCAGCGAAGATGACTGTTGATGAGAAGCAAGAATTATCTATTGATCCTCGTATAGCTGGCTTGGGAGGAGTTGATTCCCTGAACATCAAGGAGATCGCCAAAAGAGAAAGTTATCTGACTACCTTCCAATGGCAGATCGGTACGGCACCGGAGACACTTTTGTGGAATGCAAGAGTTGATCCATGCACTTGGGCAGAGAATGCTGGAGTGAACACATCATACCATTTTCCAGCGTGTGCGATGGCAGCATTGCCATTCAAATACTGGACTGGTACGATGAAGTTTCGTTTCCAAATAGTCTGTTCCGCCTTCCACAAGGGGCGAATTAAGGTCGTTTATGATCCTAACCATTTTGCATCTAATGAGTACAATACGAATTATTTGTCTGTGATTGACATCGCAGATAAAACGGATTTTACTATAGAAGTTGCGAATGGTCAGGCTAGAACACTTCTTTCGCATGCCTTGCCTGGTCTTGAATCTGTAACAACGATGTACAGCACAACACCATACACATCATCACTCTCAAGAGGAAATGGTGTGATTGGTGTATATGTTGTGAATGAATTGACAGTTCCAAGTACTACGGTAAACAACGATATTGCAGTGAATGTATTTGTATCAATGGGAGAAGACTTTGAGGTCTTTGTCCCAGATGATCATTTCCAGTATTTCGTGTGTAAACCGCAGTCAGGTATGGAAGGAACATTGGTGTCAGAGAGTCAGAACACGTCTGAACCATCAGCCCCCCAGCAACAAATGTCTGAAGAACTTGGTCCAACCATGTCCGATAACTCAGATATCAACAAAGTGTATACTGGCGAGAGCATAGCGTCCTTCAGGACAATGCTCAAGAGGTACAATTTGTGGAATTCGCTAGGTCTAAACGCCGGCTTCGCTAATTTAGTAGGGAGATATTCTATGTTTCCGTACTTGAGAGGCAATGTAGCAGGAGCTGTTGACTTAACGGCCGCTGGAGACCCGTATAACTATTGTAACACAATTTTGTTGCATTGGTGTACTTGGGCTTTTTCAGGCTGGCGCGGAAGTGTGAGATGGAAACTGTTACCTAGAGGTCCACAAAATGTGAATCATAGGGTGACAGCGTTGATTGAGAGGTACCCAGTTGGTGCCCCCGAGTTCAAGAGAGTGAACATGACAATACCAACTTACGCAAACGCCAAAGCCGCTGCGAGATCAGTCATACCAGAATATGATGGCACATCCTTCCCTATTGAAGGAAAACCATTTACTGGGACAAAGGGTCAAGTTTACCAATCTGGTTTCTTGAATCCTGCTGTCGAGTGGGAATGTCCGTACTATTCACCATATAGATTTACTCCAGGTAAGGAGCAAGATCTAACAGGTATTAGTCTTTTCCACGAAAGTTTTGACTATAATCTTCAAGCACAAGGCTCTGCATCATCCGTGTGGGACATCCATTGTTCCGCAGGAGAGGACTTTCAGTTGTTCTTCTTCACGGGTTTGCCTAGGTTGTATTTCGAAGACGCACCCCCTGCGTAGGGGGATATGAAGGAGACTGACACTCCGTTTTAATTAAAAGTAGTAGCAAGTACTAGCAGTAAAGAACTTGATAGGAGACTACACTCCTAAACTTAATAAAAGTAGTCCGTGAGTACTAGTAATTACAAACTCAACTTAATAAAATTTGTCTCTGTGGCCGAGACAGGCGCTGAAAAGCGACCGGACTA